CGACCCAACCCGAGCTGGCACCACGACTGGGCGACACCGTCGTATCGGGATAGTCGCCTGAATTGAAATGCTTGCTTGCGGTACGGATCCAGATGTCGGGTTTGGTGCCATAAACCTGTTTGAGGAAAGCGCCTTGATACCGCCGACCTGCCACGGACACGCCTTTTCCGTTTTGCCGCGCCCGACCGATCCGGCTGGATTCAACGGCATTCAGACCGAACCACAACTTGCCGCTTGCTGCCCTGCCTGCGACCGGATAGCTGCGCAAGCGCTGACGCACTGCAGCGACAGCAATGCGCTCCTCCCGGCCAACTGCCCGTGCGATGTGAGTGCGCAACCAACCTAATGTTTTGTTGATCGCACGACGTTGAGCGACAGCGGCCGCTTTTGGCACCAACTTGGCGAAGTCCTCGAAAGCTTGTAGATCTGCAGCCGAAGACTGAATAGTCAGCATCCCGCCACTGGCCGAGGAACTGTAATAACTGCCAATACTCATGCCCGCATCCTCAGGATCAAAGTCACCCAACCGGTACCATCTGGCTCAAGTTGGACAAGGTCATATTGGCCACCGCCGTCGTGCACCGATAGATCAATGGAAACCAGTTGCCCCGATTCGATGCCATCCGCATCAATGGCACGGATCTCAAACTGCGGCTCGCGCAAGGCGGTATTTATCCGCCCCATGCGCGGCTGCAGCCATGGCGCGGAAAAGAAACCGGCGATCTCTCGACCGCCGACCGTTGCAATGTCGCCCAAGCCATCCAGCACCAGGGCGTCCATGTCGTCGCTCAATTCGCGAAAGCCCATCACTCACCGCCGCTATCGTCGTCCTCATTGGCAACGCCCGATTGTTGGCGTAGCAGTGCTTGTGCTCGGGGATCCTTGAGCGGAGCGATACGCCCTTCGGCGAGTAACGCTTCCTCAATCCCTTTACTTGGCGGACTGTAAGGCTCGCCCTTCACGACAACGACGCGGCCATCCTGCACGCAACCGTCGATCACCAGAAAATCGGCTTTCTTGGCCATGTCACACCACCTTGGCGTAAATGAACGCATCTGGTTCGAGCAGGCCAGCCAATGCCGCACTCTGCAGCTTCAGCCAACGAGCGCTCGGCTCTTGGGTCACCCAGCTTTTCGGGAAACGCGCCGCTTCGACCAAGCCGCTTTCCACGGCTTCCAGGTCTTGAATCGCCCCGTACAGCATGGCGTTGCGCGTGGACGTCGAGCCGAGAATCAAGCCACCTGCCGGAATCATTGGCTGCTCCTGATCCTCACCATCCAAGTACCATTCGTCGTAACCATAAAGGTCGACACCTGGATCATTCAGGTAGCCTAGGTAAGTCACGCCGTCTGGCAGTTCCTCTGGCTTGATCAAGCCCATGTCAACGCGGCGAGTGTTGAGTTGTTTCATCACCGCAGCACTGGATTGAAATGCGTCCAGCGCTTCGCCGCTCATGGCTACAGTATTTGCCGTGCGGCCGGAATCCTTGGCGATCTTGCGCTTCCAGCTACGAAGGTTGGCAATAGGGTCGCCGTCTTCGGTACCCCACTGACCGCTGCCCAGGCTGATCTTGTGATCGGGGGCCATCAGGAAGTCGATGGTGTCATCCACCCCTTCCCCCACGACACGAACCTTCCCCGTGGTGAGTGCCTGGGCGCACATCCATTCCTCCCGGCGGATGATTTCGTCGTCCAGATCGCGCAGGTCCTTTCCGAGCAATTGCCCGGCACGCTCCAGCGGAGTACGCGAGGAAAACGGGTTGTCACCGGCCGAACGCTTGAGCACCAGCTCGGCGGTGGTTTCGCGTTTGGGTTGAATGTACGGCGGGCTGTAGGTGCTGGTGGTATAGCCTTCGCGCAACGACACACTGCCCGGCAGGCGAGGATTAACAAACGGCGCCATTTTGCGTTTGCCTTTGATGATGTCGATGTCTACGGTTTTGGTCGGGAACGTGACAGGACTGCCACCGTTGAAAAAAGTGTTCAGCAAAAAGCGCCGCGCGGTTGGCATCTGCTCGACCGCTTCAAGCATGGTGCGGGTATCAAAAATATCCATCAAAGACTCCGAATTAACGAACGAACAGGCACAGAGGACGCAGCGCAGCTTTTGCCTGCGCCAAAGTAAAACCCTCGCCGAGTGTGAGTTGACTGGCCAGCACTTCACCGGTCAGGCGGATTGGCGCTACCTGCGCGCCTGATGTCGTATCAGTGGACTGATCCAGTACAGCCGCAGGAGCTTCGGAGCCATCGGTTGCTGCGGCCTTGCACAGCATATATTCGCCACTGGCCGTTACTTGCCCAAGGACGGCGCCTCGACTGAGCTTCTGGCCGGAAGCGATCACGGCGGTATCGATCATCACCGGAAAGGCACCGGCGGACAGCTGGTCCGGGACATAGGTTTGGCGTTCTGGGTTGCTCATAAAGTTCTCCAATCAGCGGCGCGAGGCGCCCTCGACAATGGCGTTCACGACGGCCTTGCGCTCACCCTGAGCGGCATCGCCCGTCGGAGTGGACGTCGATGCACCAGTGGCGTCGGCCTTGATGGCGTTCAAAGAAATGCCACGATCCTGCGCTGCCTTGAACAGCTGTAGCGCTGTGGCTTCAACCGTGGTGCCTGCTTCAATGGCAGCGGCAATTTCAGTCTCGAAACCCTTGCTGGCCATGGCATTGATGCCAGTAATGCGTTGCCGCTCTGCAGAAGCGCCTTCCTCGCGACTTTGGGTGCGGATGCTTTCCAGATCCGGTTGATTGGCCTGAGCGATTTCAATGGTTTGCGGATCCGTGCCGGCGGCCAGCGCCTCACGCAACTCCGCCGTGCTGCTGACGGTGGTCATGTTGTATTTCCTCGGTTGAGTGGCGGCCGGTTTGGCCAGTTCGGTTATCAATGTTTCAAGCGACCCCAGACGGTGGGCCAAGCCGGACTCGACAGCCGCGGCACCGACGCGCAGGCCGCCGAAGTCGCCCATCTCTGGGACACGCTCCGGCTCCACGCCCAGGTTGCGGGCCACCTTGGCGACGAACACATCGCCCATGGCATCGACCGTTTCGCCGACCTTGGCCCGCCCTTCTTCGGTAGAGAGATCCACACGCTTGTTCGGGGCATTGCGGCTGACGATCTGATAGCGCTTACGGCCGTTGCCTTCCTCGCCGCCGACCACGGCTTCGACGACCACACCGATACTCCCGGCGAGCGCCGTTTCGTCGATGACGATTTCGCTGGCAGCTGACGCAATCCAATAGGCCGCGCTTGCACCAGTGCCACCGATGTAGGCAACGATGCGTTTACGGTCACGGGCCGCATGGATCTGGTCAGCCAGTTCGTTGATGCCGGCGGCAACGCCGCCTGGGCTATCGATGTTCAGGATGATCGCGCTGATCTTGGGATCATCGAGTGCGGTCTGCAGGTCGGTGGCCAGCACCTGAGTGCTGGTCGCACCGCTGATCTCGGTGAAAAGGTTGGCATAGCGAAACACCGGACCGACTACCGGGATGATCGCCACACCATTGCGTACGCTGACAGTGCGGCTGTTATCCAGTCGCATGCCAGTGCGTGTTTCCAGCGCCGCCGGATCGCCCATGCGGTCAGCAATGGTCAGCAAGTTATCCAGGGCGCCGGGCAGCATCAGCCACGGCTGCGATGCAGCCAGCTCGAATGCGCGGGGCATGGTTATTCCTCATTGGGGTTGGCGGACGGCGGTGTTTCCTGCTCCCGCCCTTTGGGTAAAACGTGCAGGCCATCGTTGCGCCGCTGGGTGACTTCGCGCACGCGCTGCCGATATACCTGCTGCCACGGCTCGCCAGTCATTGCGGCGGTTTCCAGTGTTTCGTTGCTGACACCAATATCGATGCGCTTACCGGCAGCGTTGGCCTCTTTCAACTCATCAATGGCGCCCCGCGCGGGTCCGATCCAGATGGCCTGGCAGTAGGCTTTGCGTTTCGCCGGGTCCGCATAACCCGGCAGGCTGATCAATCCACGGGCCACCGCCTCATCAATCAGCAATTCCCGACTGGGTTGGCAAAAGTCACAGATCAACCACCAACGGCGCAGGCTGTAAAAACGCCACGCCTGCAACATCGCCGCACGGGCCGCGCTGTAGCTGCTGCTGTAGTGCAGCAGCAGCTCTTCCATCGGTTGCTCTAAAGCAGCGCCGATTTCCTTGACCACTGCCGTAAAGAACGGATCGAATTGCGCATTAGGCCGTGCAGGATTGGCGATTACTGGCTCCTCACCTTGGCCCAGGTCAACAATCGCCCCCTCACCCAGCGCCAGTTCGCCGTCTGCTGTGGTATCACCTCCCGCGCCTTCTCCTTCGTTGGCTAATGCGGTCAGCGGGAGATTCCCGACTTGAAAGTCGTTGGTCTTTTTGATGAACACCGTGAACATTGCGGAGATCACCGCCGCCATCAGCTCGGCGCTGCTGTAGCGCTCCAGCTTCTGCAGCGGTTCCAGCACGGGAGCCAGGTAAGGCGCTCCGCGCTTCTGTCCGGGACGCTCCTTGTCAGCCATGACGTGCATGACGCGACGCCGGCCCGTGGCCTCGCCAAAGGCCGGCAGACGCTCCCATTTCAGCGCTTGGCCGGCGGTGTATTCGTTGGGGTATCCGGTGCAGACGTGATAGGCCAAAGGCGCCCCCAGTCGGTCAAACTCGACGCCGTCCACGAGGTTTGCGCCGTCAAGTTGCCCGGCTGGATTGCAGACTCGATCCGATTCGATCAACTGCAAGCGGGTGCTGAAGATGCAGCCGGGGCGCTCATCGTCAGGACTGGCAATCAGCACGTCACCACCCACCATGGACGAGATCAATACCAGTGCTTGTAACTGGTAGTGGTTGAGCGTCGCCTCGGCGTCGCATTCGCGTGGATCATCGGCGTACAGCGACCACAAGCGATCAAGCTGATTGTTGATTTTCTCAGCCTGCGTCTCGTTGAGACCTAATGCGTCATGATCGATCTGTGACCGGCAAACCAGCCCGGTTCCTACAACATTGGTGCGTAAGCGCGTGATCGCCGCACGGGCTATCAAGTGATTGCGCATGGCGTCTCGCGAGCGAGCAACCAACATTCGACGCTCGTTTTGGTTGAGATCTCGACGCGGACTGCCAAGACCGGGAATCCAGCTGGCCATGCTGCGCAGTACGCGAGAAGCTCCGCGCCAACGCGTCTCAACACCGCCCCCGCCCCCTTGGGCGACGATAGGCCTGGACTCGTTTGCCGACTTGGCGAGTTTGAGGGCCTCGCGCATCAGCAGCTCGGCCGGGTCTTTTCGAAAAAATCCCATAGTCAGATCTTCATGTAGGAGACACGGTTGCGGCCACGTCCCTGTTGTTGGGCCTGTTCCAACGCGA